ACTGAACAAAACATTATCCTTGCTGTGATTGGTATGGTTGGATTGTTTGCTACGGCTACTATCTTCCAACGTGCTAATCGCATCACTAGCCGCTACTACGCTAACAAGATCAATCGTGATCTTATCGATCTCAATAACCGCACCTTTAACTGACCGCCACCCACTTAACTAAGATGACTGTTTTCACACTCACAAACTACTGCGATTGCGGTTCTACCAACATTCTTGGTGTCTTCAATAGTATGGAGGCTGTGATTGAGCGTATGCGTGTCTTGGCTGCTATGACTGATCCTGGTGATGAGTATCGCATTGAATGCTTTGAGGTAAAGACCTTTGAGGAAGAGGAAGAGAACACTTTACGTATCCTTCGCTCTCGTGCAGAGTGGAAGGCCAAACAAGCTAAGATGGAGGAAGAGTGATGCATGACACTGCTATTAAAGTTGATGTCTACCCTGATGAATTCAAGCCTATTATGAAGGCACTCAAGTACTCGCTATTGTGTGATGACTCACGCAAGGTATTGACTGGTGATGAGTGGTCTACTCTTAATGGGTGGCTTGACTACTTCTCTGATGTTGCACTTAATGAGGGTATCTAATGGCTAAAGCATTGACTGATGAACAACGTAAACTGCGTCTTGAGATGATTGATATCGTAGCTCAAGGCATTAAGACACAAGCTCATGCTGGCTACTATGATGCTGCTCAAGTAGAGTACCTGACAACACAGGTTAAGCGTGTTGCTAAGTTCCTTTGCGTTGCTAACTAATGTACACCACACATAAAGGTCTGCGTGAGTATGAGATCACGCTTGGTTCAGGTGTTTGGTATCTCCTAGCACCCAGCTCTGAAGCTGCTGCATGGACAGCATTGGAGTTGTCCAAAGAACGCAATGATGAGTTGCTTAATGTTAAACAAACTGATGAATGGTAATGGGTAAGAAGAAAGAGTATCCCAACAACTGGCAAGAATACAAAGATGCTGATGATGACATGTTCCATGCTCATACCTATGAGGAGATCATGTCTTGGAAGGTAGCAGGTTGGGAACTCCCATCTTCTGTATGCTGTATCATCCGCACCTCTGACCTTAAGACAAAGAAGGTTAAGGAGTATGTCTACCAGAAGCGTAGTGCTGCACAAGCTAAGGTAGATGCATTGATCGACACACCTGACATTGAGTTCACTGTTGTTGATCACGAGTCCATTCATTTCCTCACCCCTACTAATTTCGATTATGAGTAACACCACCTTTTCTCGTCGCCTTCAACAACTGATCAAGCAAGTAGAGAATCATCCTAATCGTGATGAGATCATCAAACTTGCACAAGAACAACTTGTTGATGATACGTTCACAATCACCAGCGTTAACTAATTGGCTACACCTGCACAGATAGATGAACAGGTAGCGTTAGAGCGAGAGCAAATCAGGCAAGGACTCCAGCGCCTTAGAGATAATACTCGTAAGCTACAGGATCAAAGCTATGCAAGTGCTACGGTGTATGGTGCAGCGTCTATTGATGCGTTGTTACCTGCACTTGTTAAGTACATTGAAGAGACCACTGAATACCGCCTTAAGCGAGGTTCTGGTCACCAGTTTGACATCATCAAGAACTATGTCACTCAGTTAGAGCCATTGGCTGCTGCTGCAATTGCACTAAAGCTTACCTTTGATCATGTGTTCTCCACTAAGAAAGGTAATGATCAACTGCAATCAGTATGTGATGGCATCGGTCATGCTATTGAGTCTGAGTGTCAGATGCGTTACTATGAGAAGTCAGCACCTGGTCTACTAGCTGTACTCAAGAAGAACTACTTCCATAGGTCTATTGGTACACACCAAAAACTGGTGGTTATCCGTACACTTATGAATAGGTCTGATGTACCTGATTGGGAGGCTTGGGGTAGAGCTAATCGCATTAAGCTAGGTGCATGGCTACTTGACTGCATTATGACTACTAGTGGGTGGTTCGTAAAGGAGCTACGTAGGCTTGGAAAGGTAACGGTCACCTTCGTGGTACCAACACCTGAGTTCCTCGCTATCAAGGACAAGGTAATGACTGAGGCAGAGCTGTTTGCTCCACTTGCTTGGCCAATGCTCATCGAACCTAACGATTGGACTAGTGATCGTGCTGGTGGTTACCTTCTCAACGAGGTAATGCGAGGCTATCCTTTGGTTCGTCGTGGAGATCCCACCCGTCTACAGGAGGGTACCCCCATTGAGTTCTTAAACAGGATTCAGAAGGTAGCTTACCAGATAAATCCCTTTATTTATGGGGTAGCTGAGGAGTTAGTAGAATTAGAACGCTCCGTTGGTAAGTTCCTTCCTATTGTTCATCATCCTCTTCCTGTTAAACCTGCTGATATTGAAACTAACTACGATAGTCGTAAGGATTATCGGAGAAGAGCAGCAGAGGTGAGGAACATACAAGCACAAGAGCCTAAGAAGTCATGCCGAACACGTATGACAATGGAGGCAGCTAAACGATTCAAGGATAGGGAGAGGTTCTTTTGTCCATGGTCATTTGACTATAGAGGTAGAGCTTACCCTATCCCTGCTTTCTTAACACCTCAAGATACTGACTTTGGTAAGTCATTACTTAGGTTTGCTGATGGTGCGTATATGGTACCAGAAGCTGAGTCGTGGTTAGCATTCCATGTAGCAACCTGTTATGGGTTAGATAAAGCTACAATGGATGACAGGTTAGAGTGGGTGTCCAATAACATCACACTCATCAGCCGAATCGCTACTGATCCGATTGGGTCTTTACCTGAGTGGGAAGTAGCAGAAGAACCATGGCAATTCTTAGCTAGTTGTGATGAGTATTATCATTGTGTGATCACAGCTGATAGACAATTCACATCTCTACCTGTAGCTGTAGATGCAACTTGCAGTGGTCTCCAAATCTTGGCTGGACTCGCACGAGATAAATCAACAGCTAAACTAGTTAATGTATTACCTGGTGATAAACCACAAGATGCCTATAAGGTAGTAGCTGAGGTCGCTATGTCCTCAGTGCCTGAACGCTTACGTCCTTTCCTTGATAGGAAAAAGACCAAGCGATGTGTGATGACCATTCCTTACAATGCTAAGCCTTACTCCAACAGGGGTTACATTAAAGAGGCTTTCTTGGAGGATGGGATAGAACTTGATAAGGAAGAGCTTACTCAAGTTGTTAAAGCTATCAGGTCAGCTATGGATGTGGTCGTACCAGGTCCTATGGCTGTCATGAAATGGATTGAGACTGAGGTAGCAGCCGCTGTAAAGCGTGGTGCTCAACACCTAGAGTGGATTACACCATCTGGGTTTGTTGTACACCAGAAGCTTAACAAGAAGCAGTTCCAGTCTATGGAGCTACAGCTATTGGGTCGTTGCAAGATGAAGGTGGCAGTGGGAGATACTGATGAGGTAGATCTCAACCACCACAAGAATGCAACAGCTCCTAACCTTATCCATTCACTCGATGCTAGTCTCCTACATTTGAGTGCTCTACGTTTTGATGCACCCATTGCTCTCATTCATGATTCTGTGCTTTGCCGTGCAACGGATATGTCCTCCCTGTCTACTATTGTCAGAGAGACATACATGCACCTCTTTGCAGAGCATGATTACCTACGAGACTTTGCCAAGTACATTGGTGCAGAGTCTGAACCACCGATCATTGGTGATCTAGAACCAGAGACCGTTATTGAGAGTACGTATTTCTTCTGCTGAGTTAGCGTCTCCTCCATAGATAGGAGGCACGCTTTTTCTAACTCAGCTAGTCATGAAAGTATGTAACAAATGCCTTGAGGTTAAACCATTCACTGAGTTTTATGTGGGATCTGCTTACAAGGATGGGTACCGCCCTACTTGTAAAGCTTGCGTATCTTTGTATTACAAGGAACGTAATGCAACCGCCGATCAAAAGGCTAAGAACAGAGAGTGGTCTATCAAACGTAGATACCAAATTTCACAGGAAGATTACGACTCACTGTTAATTAGTCAAAGTGACGCTTGTAAAATTTGTGGATCCACCTCCTCACGTAGAGGTGACCAACCTTTAGTTGTAGATCATTGTCACCAAACTGGGGAGGTAAGAGGATTACTCTGCCACCCATGTAATGTAGCTATTGGATTGTTAGGGGATAATATCTCTACTCTCCAATCTGCTATTAACTATTTATCAACCTACCATTAATGTCACAACCAATCCACGTTACTCAACAGCCTGTTGTCCTCGAAGGTTACCAAGCTGTACTGAAACCATCTAAGTTTGGCTATTCACTGTCTGCTATCCTGGACTCACAGCTCATCGAATCATTGGAGGAGGATCGTAAAGAAACCCTCAAGTGGGCAGAAGGGAAACTGAAGAATCCTAAGCGTAGCGTCCTGAAGCCTGAGCCTTGGGAAGAAGTTACTGAGGGTAAGTACAAGACTAAGTTCTCCTGGAATGAAGAGAACCGTCCTCCTGTTGTAGACAGTGAGGGCACACCTATCACTAATGCTGACCTGCCTGTCTATAGTGGCAGTAAGGTTAAGCTTGCCTTCAAACAGAAACCTTACATCCTCAAGGATGGTGTCACCTATGGCACTAGTCTTAAGCTTGTAGGTGTGCAGGTAGTAGAGCTTGGAGGTGGTGCTGGTGTCGACCGTAGCGAGCTTGGTAACACTGAGGTAGCTGCACTGTTCGGTCAGACTACTGGCTTCAAGGCTGGCTCAGTACCTGCTACTGTTACTGAGGCTAGTGATGATGTCGTCGAGGATGACGATTTCTGATGGCATTCCGCTCAGGACTTGAAGAGAAGGTCGCTGATCTTCTCACCAACCTGGGTGTTAAATACGAATACGAATCAACCAAGGTACCTTACGTACTGCAATGCAACTACACGCCCGACTTCCTCCTCCCATCAGGTATCTACCTAGAGACCAAGGGACAACTTACCGATGAGGATCGGCGTAAGATGAAAGCAGTTAAGGCAGCACATCCTGACCTTGATATTCGTTTCGTATTCCAAACACCTTATAACAAGATCTATAAAGGATCTAAGACTACCTATGCCAAGTGGGCTGATAAACATGGCTTCCCTTGGTGTTCCTTCCACTCGATTCCTATTTCATGGCTGACGTAAAAGAAATCAGTCAAGTCGTCACCGCCTTGATTGAAGCCTTTGATAAGACAAGCTCACCCAATGATATCATCGAAGCTTTTGATGATGCCCTTGAAGGGTATGAGCAACTGATCCAAACTTACCACCAAAAGTAATGCGCCCCACTATGTACGGTACTGTTGAGTTCTTCGCTGATGGCTTCAGTGACTACCTTGCTGATGTTGATAGCACAAACCCAGCAACCACAGAAAACATCATTCAAGGTTTCTATCAAGCACTAGACTCATGGTTCGAGTATCACGATGAGCAAGCACGAACTTATGCAGACATCCGAAAGCGAGTTCGTCAGGCACTTACCGTGTGATAATTGTGGATCATCTGATGCAGCTAGCCTGTATTCAGATGGTCACATCTTTTGTTTCTCATGTAACGCCTACACTAAAGGTGATGGCGATGTTCACAATCACACAATGTCTACCAATGTTCAACTCCGAGGTTCAGCCGAGCGGCTGCAAAAGCGGAACATCTCAGAAAAGGTTTGCCAACAATACCGCATCTACAAAGATGGAGACGTTCTACGCTTCTATTATTTCGACGATGCTGGAGTCGTTAAAGGTTGTAAGGTAAAGACAAAGAGCAAGCTATTCACCTATGAAGGAGAAACACCTGGAACACTCTTTGGACAACATTTGTTTCCCGCCACTGGAAAACGAGTCGTTA